TTTTGCATTGTGTGATGCAAAATACTGCATCCGACCAACTGTTGCTGATGGAGTTCCACTAGCCCATTTCGGAATAGGGTTCCCATTAGCAGCTTGAAGCGTTGGGTTGATAAAATTGACTGCTCCGCCAGTCGGATCAGGAATCTTACCTTGGAGAACTTGTTGTATCACACCAGCAGCTTGCTGATAACGAGGATCGCTTGGTTTCAGGTCTGGAATGTAACCCTGAAACTGTCCTTTCGCCTGAGCAATTGCCTGTATGTTTGCTGGGTAAGCAGGATCAAGCTGTCGGTTCAGGATGACATGAGCAACTGCTGCTTGTCCCTCTGGAGTGCTTTCCTCACCTGCCACAGCTTTAACCATGGCATCCAAATCAGAACTTGCAACGCCTGTAGGAGTGGATGTCGGAGCAGCGCCTGTAGGAGTGGATGTCGGAGCACCCCCCGCAGTAGTAAGAGCTGCAGAAGGGGCTCCCGACTGCGCACCAGGATATATAATCAGATTCGGATTGAAAACACCTGAATCTGGTAAGAAGCTGGAGTCACCCATTACCTAACAGCCTTTACTGTCCTGAATAGTACCCACCAGGACCAACCACATAACCATCTTGTTTAGCAGCTGCTTTATTAGCTAAGAATTTCCTTTGATCCGCTGCTGACATTGACTTCACCAAATCAGTGTAATCCTTCTGACCCATATACTGGGCTTGATAAACTCTTGGATCGAAAGTACTATTCCACTGTTGGATGAACTGTTGAGATGTTTCCGGACCATTCCCAGCAGCCTGCCACTTCTGCCAAGCTGTGTTCATAGCTTGGATAGCATCCTCATTACCCTTCAGCAAACCAACAATCCCTTGGTTGCCAAGTTTGGATAACGTCACATTTGGGTTGGCTTTGAACGATGATCCAAACATCTGATCGGTCCCAGTACCACCAAGAGCCTGGAACTGCTGCTGCGCCAACTGTTCTGCTTGTTTTTGAAACTGCTCTTGACTGGAAATTGACGTAGGATCGAATTGCATTGACTGAGGCAGGATATTTCGATTGGCAAAGTTCTTTGCAACATTCGTCCAATCGGAAGCAGCTCCAGGAGTGAAGTTGTGCATATCTGCTTCAAGATTCTGCAACATACCTTTACGGATCGGCGAACCTTGTGCAGCAATGCCAATATTTCCTGCTTGCTGTCCGTAAGCAGTACCAGCCGCTGTCATAGCTGTTGTTTGTGCAGGTCCTGGGCCGGTTACCATCGGAGCAGCACCACCACCCACACCAGGAGCCGATCCAGGATAAGATCTGGATGCTAATGGAATTGCTGTAGGAGCCATCGTTCCCGGAGCAGGAGGTCCAGGTGTCGGCTGTGCCGCAGCAGCAGCTCCCATAGCTAAAGTAGCAGTATCACCAATAACATCACGAAGACCTTTTGAACCACCTGACGCATAAGCTGATCGTGCTTTTGTTGCATAAGCCGCAGCAGTAGCAGGATCAACACCGACCGTAGTCATCTGAGTGACCATACTATCAATATCAATCGGGGTAAGATTAGGTTTTTGAGCATAAGCAGCAAAAATAGAGGCAGCAGCCCCGTTGTTGGCAACACCTAGAGCAAGAGATTTAGAAGAATTATCTAGCTGCGCTCCACGCTGCTGCAATAACGTTCCATAAGCTTCAGCCGCATCAGGCGCAGCAGCAGGGTTATCACTGATAGCCTGTGCCGCAGCAGCTGGATCAACTGTTCCATCAGGTCTCATCGCTCCCTGAAACGCCTGCCCAACAGCTTGTCTTGATTGAAATAGCTTCATCTGGAGCAGAGGACTGATTATTGACAACGGATTTGATCCCATTATCCCACCAGCTTGTGGGGGCTGCGGATACAAACCAGCGATTGGGTTACCGTCAGGCATTTGGAACAGCTCCCTTATTGCCTTGCAGTCCTTGATAATGAGCCTTCAGCCCAGCCATCATTTCCAGATGGTCATCTGGATCTGGAGGAGTTGTATCAACATTCTGACCAGCAAACGCCGCACCATGATGTGCCAGCACAGCGACCTGAGCCTGTACAGCTGTGGATAGATGCTGCTCCAACCACTGTTTCTGATCGAACGGACGTTCCGGTACGGTACCTAATTGGACGACGGCTTCTACCGGAGTCAGGAATCGCTCAGCAACAAGTGAAGACACTCCATCGATGATCTTGGACTTCATATCAGACTTGCCAAGATCCGGATCTTCCAGCAACGTCGTCAGCTCGTGCTCGATAGCACCGAAATGGCGAAGCGCTGCCACAGTCTGCTGGTGAGTTGGGGCTGGCATTTGCGGCGGTCCGGGCTGCTGCCCGATCTGTAGAGGCCCAGCGCCTGTTTGTGGCCCTCCCTGTGGCCCTCCCTGTGGGCCTACAGGCGGCATTCCAGCCCCTGGAGGGTCCATCATGCCCTGAGCCGCAGAATCGCCGCCAGCGGGCTCCTGTGAGCCTCCCTGGGGCTGAACGGTGTCCGGTGGGGGAGGCGTCATAGCTCGTGCTTGTAAAGGATTGCCCATTATCAGTATCCTGCCATGCTACCATTTGCACCAAAGAGGTTTGAAGCACCTGAACCATAAAGCCCCTTATTACCCAGAAACGAACTCAGGATCGCAGCGTTGCCTACTCCCTGCACGCCACCTGCTAGAGCATTTGTTGCTCCAAGCGTTCCAGCCGCGGAAGCACTTCCAATATTAGCTATCGTGGATCCTTGCGTGTTGCCGCTGTTGATTGCGGCTGCTGATAAGTTACCACCAGCACCAGCCCCCATATTAGCATAGTTCTGCAAAGCATTGACTGAATTCTGCCAGTAGGTTCCAGCCAGTCCTTGGTTGTATTGAGAAAGGGCCTGCCCTAACGGACCTGCTGATTTTCCCAGTCCTTGTGCGGCCAAAGCGTTCTGTGTAGCCATGGTACCGTATTGTTGCTGGAACTGGAATCCAGGCATGGTGGATAAGGTTGATGCTGACGTTCCTGGGTTAGTCAAGGCACTCAGTGTAGGTAACGCATTCGCGCCCGCCGTAATGTACGGTTGCAACGCTCCCTGCGCTGTACCAAACATCTGCTGCTCTTGTGCCAGAGCCTGTTTTTGATAAGAAGCCTGCGTGTTAGCTGCACTCATAGATCCTAGAGCGGATATGCCACCACCAATCAGTGATGCTCCACCCACAATTACTGCACCTAAGCCCATCGTCAGACCCTCATCTCAGTAGCCGGTGGGAGTTGCAATCGGAATAACTCACCATCTTCCGCAGCACCGAGACGCCTATACATGGATCCCATCTTCGGACCTGACCCACGCGGACCGGCACGGAAAAACACCTCATTGACTTCTTTTTGCTGTAAGTACTGCAAAGCAGCTCGCTGCAATTTAAGCCCAAGACCAGGACATTCCTTGCTGGCAAAAAAAGTGGCTTGTATTGCAGCCTTGATAAAAGGAGATTCCATTGATGGTCTGATAACGGTCATTAGGTATCCGAACATCCTGCCATTACATCTTGCTGTGACTATTTGCATGGCTCCAGCATCATCAAGACTCTGCATCAAATCCAGATTCTTGGTTGGAGCGTTGTATGGAGGCTCATCAACCTGAACCAGATGCTCAGCAAATAGATCCTGACCATCACGATACCATTGTGCAAAGGATTCCAACTGAAAGGTCATGCCAGCTGGAGCAACCACCGGACTCATCTGCAAATCAGTCAGCATCTCCAAACGAGCTGTAGCTGCCAGCTTCATCAGCTGCGGTTGAAATGCTCTGGCGTAGCGCATCAACGATCCCATATTGCATTCGATCTTGACGGGATCCATCCGATGCCACCAGTCAGAATCATGTGAATAAGGAAGACAATACTCGAACACCCGAGCACAAACATCTTCATGTTTTAGTTGATCGTAACTGACTGACATGACATTCGGCATACGATGTTCGATCTGATCCAACTTAACATCCATTCGTGGTATGGATCTCAGCAAAATCTCTCGATCAAATGTACCAGCGCCATGAGTATCAACATTTAACAAGCTTTCGATCACCTGCTCGACCGGACGCCTGATCACAACAACACGTACATCCGGTCGATACTTCAACAACAAGCGCCACCAAGGAGCAGCAGCCGTTTCCGAAGTTCCGCTACATGATAAAGATAACCACGACTTAACATCATCCAGGCTACGCATATGCCGCAGCGTCTCATGCTGACATTCCCAATCCCCATAGGTCAGGAAACGAGCCAGCCACGCTGTACGCGATCTAGGTAATGCGATAATGATGAATGGGGCTATCTGCATAAGATTGCTTTGAATGTCCCATCCTTGATCTGCACAACCATATCACCAAGGTCAATCACCGCAGGATCTTGACGTGATACCAATTGGATTGGTGGAACAGAGGCAAAACGCGCCCATCGATTGTAAACGATCACACCTTTTTCCAAAAACCCAGCCAGCATCATTTCCGAAACAGCGCCAAGATTGGCGTAAAGACAATCATCAGCTGGTTGTTGTGGTTCATCACGTCCCAGCAGATGCCGCTGTTCAAACATCTGATTGATGAACAGCTTGCCAGCTTCAATCGCTTCAGCATCTTGGCTTATCCAGTCATCGTAGCGAAGCGTGTAGAATAACAAAGACTCTTTTTCAGTAGCAGTCGGCCACAGAGCATCCCGTTCAAAAGTCTTTTTGGCTCCAAGCCTTTCACACAAACGCACTGCTGACCTGTTGCTGGTAGGCACCTTGGTTTCCAGCGACATGCATTCAGTAGATACAAACATCCAATGAATGGCAGCGGCGGTTGTAGCCAGGGCAAATTCACCTCGATAAGCTTTCAGGAAGTTGGCGTAGACTTCATATATCCCAGGCTCCTGCCATACGAACAAGACAGCTCCACCTTGTACCATCAGCAGTACGTTCTTCTGATCAGCAACCAGAACGCTAACATCGAAAAGCTCAAGACCCGGTACGACAAGTGCTGGAAATACATCAGGATCATTCAGGATTTTGTTGATATCATTTGCATCGAAGGATCTGACTATCTTCGGCGTCTCGCCCCCAAAAATCCGTATGCGCTCAGCGCCCCTCCGAACGTCGCGTTGATCGATAAGTATAGCGTCTCTGGGGCTGCTAAGCTGACTCTCATCATTCCTACCGGCAAGCACTGCGACGTCACCCACTGGATGTACGCTCCCTGATTCGGTGCTCCCGGATCGACTGCCGTGACTGAGTTGATCCACCCGTTGGCCGAAGTCGGCGCTGCGCTTGTGGCGATATTTCCCCATAAGTCCCAATCTCCTGCTGATAAGTTGATAGATGTTATATCCTTGGCCACACCTGTCGCCAAAGCTACAGCAGCCCCAGAAGCAACCTGCGAACTGATGATTTCCCCTACATTACCGACAACAGCATTATCATTGGTAGCTGTTCCAGGGGCTTGTCCAGCCTGCAAATCCTGATAACCAATAGTCCGAAATGTTGGGGCTACAGCAGCACCATTCAAAGGACCAGCCAAGAACAGGTTCTTTATCTGATTAGCAAATGAAGCACTACTCACATTGCCCCATTGTGGCAGGATCGCTCCCATTTGCAGCACAAAATTAGGAGAACCAGGATTTAAACCAACCCACTGCACCAGTGTTCTGATTAGAATAGATCCTGGGGCATTGGCTATGGAATCCAGCAACAAGGTCGCCGATCCAAGAGATCCACCGGTCCGACTCCACAACGTCAAGAAGAACTGCAGCCAGACTGGTTCTGGCATTTTGTCGTCACCAACCATCTGGCTTTGTGGAACACCTATAGGATTTGGCATTAAGCACCATGCTGCAAAGGATCGACGTAAGCACCCTGCAAAGTCACCAGCAACGGAGCTGACCAGGATAATTCATAGACTCGATCACGCGACATTCCCAGACCACGCCAACGCTGCATCGATCGATAAATACCTGCGTGAAACAACTCCTTACGACGATAGTTACTCCACAGGTTTCCACCATCATTGGAATAACGCATATTTATCATCGGAGATTCATTAACTGTGAATGGTCCAAAACCTGAATTAAACCCACCATTCCAAGGTGAGAATTGCTGGTTGACTTGTCCACCAGGAGCAACAGTTCCAGCCGCCACGTCAGCAACAAAGGAGGTGTGCGTGATCTCCCTCAAATCACCAACTTCATGTGGGAAAGCTCGAATGCAAACGATAGGCTGCAAATCATCAGTAAAAGTTTCCAAGTCCATCAAATACAATCTACCGTTCTGCCAATCCTGACCGATGATCTTCCCATAGGCCGTAGCCACAAAAGCCACTCGTTCACGATTCAAATTCCCATTATTATCAATCCAGGATCGTTCAGACCATTGCTGTGTTGATAAGTCATAAGCCCAAGACTTGTTAGCACTTGGGAAATGCCAAACTGCAAACGTATGGCCTGCCTGTTGGTAGCTGTAAGCTATAGCATCATCAACCCGAGGATATGTCGACAGCTGGTATTCAATTGCCCTGGTTGAAATAGCCAAAGCAGCGTACCCTTGAGTCTGGACGATGATTGCCTGTCCTTGTTCATTCCTGCTGACCCAAAGCAGATTGATATCAGCTCTAGTCAACGAATATGGTGCAGCACACCCATAAGGCACCATGATATTTGGCCACTCACTGTATGGAAAAGAGAATTGCGATGATCCACCAGATAAATACCAAATCTCGGATGCTCGAACAGTTCCCAGCAACCACATCTGACGCAAGTTGAAGGCTATCGTTTGGATGTTATCCGGGTAGCTGCCTTTACCAGCAGTGTTGAAGATGTTGAACGCTATCTGATTGCTCAGAGTCACACCCCAGTTAGGAGTTCCAGGTGTGTTGAACGCTATGAATGTATCAGCATAATCAACGCGTGTTGCTCCTTGAAAAGTCCCTGTCGGGTCGTTTAACAAGGCAAAAGCATTAGTTCCTAAATCAATCGTGTAACCGTTTGGGGTGTTATCAACTAAAAGAGCATCTACACCATTATCAACTAATGATGTCGGATTCAACTGAGGACCAATTTGGCCGATTAGTGTTAGGTTGAAGAATCTATCAACGTAGTAAACATTAGGACCAACAACAGCAAACAAGTTTCCATTGCTCAACGTAAACACACCACGACCGACACCACCTTGCGGCGAGGCCAGCAACTTCAATCCTGGCCTTGGATAGTGCGTCATCGGTTGTGGAGCATCAGCCTCCTGTGGGTTGGACTCCTGATAGAGGTTACAACATCTTTGGGCATTTGCTATCAAGCCTCTCGCTTGATAAGCTCCGCTGGTTAAAGGGATGAGGTTATCCTGGCGAAGCATTTAGATATTACACTCCAAGCGGCAATTCTGGGCTCCAATATATCTGAGCCCGTTTTCGAGTTGCAAAATCCACCGCTTCTTTTTTGGTAGCTACGGCAATAGATGGACGGACCGGAGCATCCGGGGGGTAAAGACTGACTCTAAATTCTCCGGTCCTTTTATCCAACCAACCGTAGTAGAGCTTCTTGATCACTGAGCGCCCCAGACACCATTCTTCATGCACGATATATCCTTGGTGGCGTAAGTCGTGACCGTCACATTCGATCCTCCGGTTGTGTTATTGATCAGATCCTGCGCCGCAGTAATCGGATTATTGGTGACGCTTGGATAGATGTAAACTGTGTATGCTGTGTTGTTGTAAAGACGAATCTGAGATCCAGCAAAGCAGGAAGGCAGTGCCACACCCGAAGTTCCAGCAGTCAGTGATGTATCGATCTCCAACATAGCGATGGAAGCAGGAAGTACTGTAGCCGTGGCCTGAGTGGTACCGGCTGCCGAGATTCCATATTGATAAGAGTTGTTCAGGCCGTTAGCCAGACCATTCAACCAAACACCATCCACAAGTCCAGGGCCTTGACCTGGAGGAGTTCCGGTGACTGCCAAAGCCGCAGTGAGCATACCGGCTATAAACAATCCGACAAGCATAGTTCTAAGAATCTTAGTCATGATAGTCTCCTGTTGGTTTCAAGTGTCGGAATAGGGAGAATAACTTCTCTGGCGATTGCGGAGTGGTTCGGGCATCCGCAAAACGCCCATTGCCTGATTTCTAAGTCTAATTGTATTCAACCCGTCCCGTGCCAACGAGTTGATATCTGGATCTCCAGGTAATTGATAAGATATTCTTAACCTCCTTGCTAAACACCAATTGAGAGCTGGTTCGTACTCTGGAGGAAGATTGATTGGATCCTGGATATTACGAAACCTAGGGAGCACAACCTTAAAACCCACATGTATCTCGTAAAGACCTGCTTGAGGAACTGGCCACGGTATCAAAGTTCCGATAGTCAGCGTCGGATCATAAAAGATCCGATAAGGAAAGGTACCTATGCTTTTGACAGAAATACGTGCATAATCCTCATGCGATTGTATGATATCCAAAGGGATATCTACAAACAAGTTCCCAGGAGCACTGGATTGCAGGAACCGCACAAAAGCATACTCTAACCGATCCGGACGCGGGTTGATGTTGATGTTGCCACCAAGACCAACACTGTAAGAGGCAGCCCCGGTTGATACTACCGAATAGTCCTGGATACGATAAACCAACCAGCGTTTCGCAGACCATTGCGATAACAACCAGTTGGCTTGCCGGAACGCTCGGGTAAGATATGCAGGCTCGATAGACTCATCGATACCGACAATTCCAGCATCAATCAACGCGTTGGTTAAAAGGTCACCAACGTTATCAACTGGTAGTGCCGGTTCAATAGGAGGAGCCATTTATTCTGCCTCGACGTACAAGAACCAGTAATCAGCATCGAAGAACTGGCACATCCGTGTGATGGTTTTGTTTACGTCCATCATCTGGAGCATAAGACTATTCAACGCTGCATCGATAGATGTAGGACTCATAGTTACCATTGTTTTTGGCAGCGCTACGTTGAACACCTTGGTCCCGACATTTTCAGACGTCCACGCTGGTTGTTTTTGATCTGTCGGAAGCTGCTCATATTGTTTTACCAGATTATCGAATGCTTTCATAGAAGCAGCAACGAAGGCATCACGTGTATAAAACTGATGCCGTTGCGGGAAACTCAAAATAGTATCAGGGACCGTTGATAGCATTTCGAAGAGCCTCAAGAGCTGGAGCTATATCCAAGTTAAGGAAGTCAGCCTCTGATCGAGACAACTCATTTCTTCCCCATTGGACATTGACTGACTTGCCAGAACGCTGGTCCAGCAAAGTCTGCCAGGATCCTGCTGTCTGCAACAGAATCCCCGGCATTCCCCATGCCTGATCAATCAGGTGTTGTGCATCGGTTTGCGTAATCATATCACGCAGCAGCCTTCTCGACCATCTCTTTCAGCTTCTTCAACGACCAACGACTGTCGACTTCAATCCCAGCATCTTGAGCGGCTTCCTCCCAAAGAGTACGTTCGGCATCAGGAGTAATACCCTGCTTGTTGACGACTGGATCCTTCACAGGATCTTTCACTGGCTGAACTCTGGCTGTCTTGGTCGTTGCCACTTCCCGTACTGGTTTTGTAGAGCCTGACAAAGCGTTGGTCGATGGTTTTGCTTCAGACTCCACCTCCTGCTCAGACTCATCAGCAGGATCATCTTCCTCGGTTCCCTGTTCCTTGGACATGATATCAGCAGCCTGCTGCGTTTTCTGGTAAGCCTTGAACGCCAGGAAGTCGTTCCAGTCATTCTTATCAACGTTAGCGGGTGCTGCCGGTCCTGATGTCTGCAGTGCCTGTGCGACAGCCGCAGCAATCGTAGGCACCAACGACCTCACCAAGTCGTTCTGCACAACAGCCGAATCACGCTGTAAGTGGACAAGGGTCTTGCCCTGTCCCATATTTTTGGGATCGAATTTGGTATCTCGCTCGTAAGGCTGTGGACGCCACAAGCTACCTTCAGACCAATCCCACACCGCATGCATCCCGTAACGAGCGTGCTCATCCGCTGTTGCACGACGATAAACGATACCAACCTCCTCACCATCCTTGGCATCTTTCAGCAGACGAGGCTCCTCTGATGGATGATAAACCCACGCAGGCCAAGGCTGGAATCCATGTCGATTGAAGTAACGAGCAATCGATTTGATTTGCGACCAATCCGGCATGACCGGACGCGGGGGCGGTGGAGTCCACTGAATGGTCTCGCCGTCGCTGTAGATAACCTTTGTACCTTCCTGAGCGATTTCAGGATCGAGAGTTCCGATCTGGTTCTTTGGGGGAAGCACGAAAGACATGTTCAGTCCTTATATGGTTGGCGGAGAGCGATTTTGCGATTTCCATGGTTTGAAACTAATGCTGCCGGCCACGGTTGACGCCGGATCCTGTAAACACCAAACAGGTAACGCAATCGCAACGTGATAACCCTACCCACGCTCTCCAAGGGGACCAGGGAAAGGGTCCGGCAGCAAACTCTTTAAGCTAAGTTCAGACTTATCGTTTGGGCTGATTCCCATCACGATCTTGTCTGATATGGTTGGCGTCGAGGCTGTCATCAGGCCCAACAGGATCTTCTGAAGACCGTTGCATCATTTTGGGATTCTGCTGACTAGGTTGGTTTACAGTCTGGTTAGGCTGATACCCATCACGATTGAATTGATCCACAGACTGTCCTTGTCTGGGATATCTTCCATCAGGATCATAATCAACTCGTCCCTGTGAAACAGGAGCCTGCGGGTTGGGTTTGTCATCAGCACGATTGGGTTGGTTCACATCACGGTCTTGTCGTGCCTGACCTTGTCCAAGATATCTATCATCGGAGTCGGAAGCACCACGGTTCGGGATACCGGAACTGGAGGTTCCTTTGGAAGGATCGTAAACAGAACGCTCCCTCGGATCTTGTGACGCCGGCCCATTCACGTTGCTACCAGCGATAGCCTTCTTTTCGGCATCCTCGCGCTCACGTCGTGCCTTGGTACGTCGGAGGGCTTCTTCTTCCTCTTCCGCATCCTGCTCGGCAGCCAGCTTCTTGGCCTCTTCAGCAGCCTTGAGATTACGTCCCGCTTCGAAATCAGTATGCACCTGTCGACGGATATCGTTATCAACAAGAAGTGCATCATCCTTGTTGGCGTTATCTGTACGCTCACCAGCAGCACGTTTGGCGTCATCCTCGTTATCAACAAGCACGGAAACAGATCCGTCATTCCGGTTGACATGCCAATCACGGAAACCCTGCACCACTGTAACAGGTGCCTTGGTAGGATCCGCATCCTTATCGTTCGGGTCTACACGCCGGACGACGTGTGACTCATGCGGGGTGACCCACTGCGGCCACTCCTGATTCGGCTCGGCGACTCGTACCGGAGCCTCCTCGATACCAATCATATGCCCGGTATCCTTGTGGACAAGGAATCCGGTGTTGGGATTGACTTCGTGTAGGTCTTTATCATAGGCCATGATTATCTCCTGGTTGGACGTACTCTAGGAAGTGAAGTCTTGTGCTTTATCAGGTAGGCTTCCATAGATCTCAAAAGCTCTAGTGATTCTCCTATGCGCCCTATTGTTGTATTACATCTTCC